TATATTGATTAATGATATAATAGAGAAAAGACAGGAACAGTATGCATAGAATCGCGGTAGTGGATAATTTCATAACCAAGGAAGACGCAGATACCCTAATAAGGGAACAACACAACCCATCAGAAGTTAATCCGTATCCAGAATACTATAGTAAAAGATATGGTGGTACATCATTACCATACAATAAAACGGTCATGGATATTATGATTAAGTATGGCAATAAGTCTAATGAAATACACAGGTCCCTTAATGGATTTCTTAATCCAATATATGTGTTTAAAGGTTTTGGATCACACTGGACAAAGGGTACAAGGGGTGGCCTACACTTAGATGCACAAGGTCCAGAACCATTTATAGAATTTAGTACAATAATTTATTTAAACGAAACTCCAGAATACCAAGGTGGTAAAATATTTTTTCCTAATCAAGATTTTGTATACCAGCCTAAAAAATATTCTGCAGTATTCTTTCCAAGTTCTGGTACAGAATATATTCACGGTATCACTGAAGTAACTGAAGGTCATAGATACACTGCACTATATATGCACACATCACTTCCAGAACATGCAGATCCAGATTTCTTGGGGGAAGATAAGAATCCAACTTGGCAAGCCGTAGAGTATCCATTAGAAAGAGAGGCTGCAGAACGTGAGTTCAATAGATCATGAAGTATTAGATTTAGGTTTAGTATATTATAAGAATATTGTAAAAAATACTGATCAGATTATAAGAAACATAGAAGACCTAGAAGAAAGGTTTTTGAATAGTTCTGAAGATATTAAACAGAGAACAGTTGTTCAACCTTGGTCTCCTTGGATTAATGATAGTGCTGGAACAAAAGAAATATTTTGTTGGCAAAAATTTATTCCAACTATGGAACAAATATCAGATGATGATGCTTTTAAAGATGAACAAAGAAACATATCTTCTAGAATACATGGGTCAATTGATGAAGCACTGTTGCACTATTCAACAAAATTATATCCATTTGCACAAAAAAATGTTAAAGCAAAAGAACACGCAACTAGTTTATTAAGATATGACAAATCTGGATACTTGCCACCACATCAAGACCAAGGTGTAAGCACTAGGGTTTTATCTGTATTGCTATACCTTAACGATGATTATGTTGGTGGAGAAATAACTTTTAAACAATCTAATGTGACTATTAAACCATCAGCAGGTAGTATTGTTTTTTTTCCATCTAACTTTTTATATGTTCATGAAGTTGATTCTGTTTTAAAAGGACCAAGATATGCTTTACCTACTTGGTTTCATAATGTGCCATCGCACATGATTAGAAACTCTACTGGACAAGAATAATGACTTTTGAGCAAGAAATCTTACACGCTAGTATTCGGTATAGTAATAAATTAAATGAGTTTTTAGTAGATAAAGGCAGTGTTAAAGATGTTGAAAATTTTAAAAAATTAAATTATTCTTTTGTAACAAATAAACAAGGATTTAGATGTGAAGAATTTATAAAAACACATTCTAAAAAACATATATTGTTTGCTGGCTGCTCACATACATTTGGTTATGGAAGTAAATATGAAGAGGTTTGGAGTCATATATTATACAATAAACTTTTATCAGAAGAACCCCTTAGCGGATATTTTAATCTTGGAGTTGAAGGTGCAAGCATAATAGAAATAATAACAAATGTATATAGATATATAAGACAATATACAAAACCAGATGTAATATTTTTATTATTACCAGATCTTGAAAGAGATTTTAGATATTTAAAAAATCCAAACATACTTCTTACTCCATTTGTTATTGAATTTTATAAACAATTTGAAGATTATTGTGTATCTAATAATATAAAATTGATATCAACTACTTGGGTTATTCCTGAACAAGATTTATCTTGGCATAAAATTAAAAATGATTTAAATATAATAAAACCAAATTATAGGTTTGTTGATGAAACTGGGTATATGCGTCCAAGTGCTGAAGATTCTTATTTTGAATTTGGAGTTAGAAATCCTTATGAACAATGTGTGTTGTTAGAAAAAAATGTTGATACTTTTAAAAATATAAATGCTTTAAAATTTAGTAAAAAAATATATGAGTATTGTTTAAAAAACAAAGATAGGAAAGACTTGATGGAAACTTTAGATGGGTCTAAACATTACGGAATTGCCTATCATGATGCGTGGAGTGAATATTTTTATGAAAGGTATTTAGATGAAAAAAATAATATATAAAATAAAGTTTTATTTTTGGTTGAGAAAAAATAAAAAACATTTTAAAAAAAGAGATTTTATTTATTAATATGAACAATTATGCAGATAGTTATAAAAGAATAATTGAACAACAAAAAAAAGATACTCCTCAATATTTTCAACATTTATTAACAAAAGACAAAGATATAGTTGGACCATTTTTAAAATCAAATTCTGAAAGCAATCTTTATAATTATTATTTTAGTGATAACTTTACAAAAATACATAATAATAAAAAACATTTATTGTTTGCTGGATGTTCAATAACAGCAGGTTGTGGAGTGGATAATATTAAAAAAAGTTGGTCTTATAAAGTGTATGATGAGATAAATAAAAAAGAAAAGTGTAGTGGATATTTTAATGTAAGTTTATCTGGTGGGTCGCCAATAGAAATACTTTTAAATGTTTTTAAATATATTGCAAAATATTCTGATCCAGATTATATATTTATTCTTTTTTCTAATTACGGTAGAGATTGGAATAAATTTAATACTAACGATGGTAGAGATGGAACAATCGTAGATTTATTTGTATATAATTTATACAGCATATTGGACAGTTATTGTAAAAATAAAAATATTAAATTAATTACAACATCTTGGGTTGATACTGTTCCAGGAGTAACTGATTTTATTTATTTGGATATATATGATTATGAAATTAAAACACATAATGATATGAAAGAATCTTTTGATACTTATTATCAAATAGATAATAAAAGATTTGCTGATAATACTTTTAGGTATATACAGGATGTTGATCCTTCTATGACAATTTTAGGAAATGACAGCAGTCATCCAAGCGAGGCTGCACATCACGCATGGTTCATAGAATTTTTAGATAGAACGGAGTACACAGATGCTAATAATGGGAATTAATGAAACAACTCATGATGCTTCTATATCTTTAATTAAAGATAACAAGGTTTTATTTTCTGGGCATGCAGAAAGGTATAGCAAAATTAAAAACGATTGGTTTACTAATAAGGGTTTAATAGATAATGCATTGGAGTATGGGATTCCAGATCAAATAGCCTACTATGAAAATCCTTTTTTAAAAAAATTAAGAGTTGCAACTCGTGGTGGTTTTGGTGGCGGCAAGCCTTGGTTTGAACATACCTATCTTAATGCAATACCAAGAACTAATTTTAAACACCATTACTCGCATGCTGCAGCAGGGTACTATACTAGCAAGTTTGATGATGCAGCAATTGTAGTGCTTGATTCAATTGGAGAGTTTAATACTTCTACTATTTGGACTGGAGAAGGAAATGATATTAAGTTAATGTACAAGGATAATTATCCTTTTAGTTTTGGTTTGTTTTATTCTGCTTTTACTCAATTGATTGGTCTGATGCCAAACCAAGAAGAGTACATAATGATGGGTATGGCTGCCTATGGAGATAAACAAAAATATCTTAATAAAGTTTTAGAATACTTTCCGTCAATTGGTTATCAAAAATATAATTTTCATAAAGGAATTTTTGATTGGGGATCAGAAATAACTGAGCAAGATAGGTTTGATATTGCAGCAGCAGTACAAACAGTTTATCAAATAAGGTTAGTGGATTTCATGTTCATGGCAAAAAGACTAACTCAAAAAGATAAATTAGTTTTTATGGGTGGGTGTGCTCTTAACTGTTCTGCTAACACGTTGTTGTGGAATATATTTGATGACATCTGGATTATGCCTAACCCTGGGGATGCTGGAAGTTCTTTGGGTGCAGCAGCAGCACTGTACGGAAAGCATATTGATTTTAAGACACCATTTCTTGGATATGATTTGGGAGATAACTATCCAGTATATGCAGCATTAAATGAAATAGTAAATAACGGAATTGCGGCGGTAGCGAGTGGAAGAGCAGAATACGGACCAAGAGCATTAGGTAATAGAAGTATATTAGCAGACCCTCGAGATCCAAACATTAAAGATAAGGTTAATAATATTAAAAAGCGTGAACTCTTTAGACCGTTTGCACCAGTTGTGATGGAAGAACATGCAAGTAAATGGTTTGATATGAATTTTACAAGTCCTTATATGCAGTATGCAGTTAAGTGTTTAAAGCCAGATTTGATACCGTCCGTTGTTCATAAAGATGGAACCTCTAGGGTTCAGACTGTAAATAAGGATCAGCATCCTGGACTATACGACTTGTTGTCTAGATGGTACAAAATATCAAAGGTACCAGTTTTATTAAATACCAGTTTAAATATTAAAGGTCAACCATTACTTAATGATGAGAGTGATATAATTAATTGGGAACAAACATACGGAGCAAAGATAATATAATGAATAATAAAATATTTGTGTCGATTCCAGCATGGGAAGATACTCATCTAGTAGATACTATGAATCATATTTTGGATACTGCCTATTACCCTGAAAATATTGTATTTGGACTTGGATTAAACTACAAACAAGAGCCAGACTTGTCGATGTTTAACAATGTAAAGATAGTTAGGGATCAAGACATAGCAGAAGGCCAACCAGGTATAGTAGGCATTAGAGAGGCTATAAGGGGTCTAATAGAAGATGAACAGTATTTCTTAGGAATAGATGCTCATGCAGATTTTGAACTTAACTGGGACACTGCCCTAATAGATGACATAGAAGAATTAACCAAGAACAATGAAAAGAGAATAATATCTAGACAGGCTACAGCCAAAGTTCAAGGTAAACGTAATTGGAAAACAAGGTGGGTTGTAGATGGAGATTTTGATCAATTAGATTTACATGGTGAAGTTGTTGAGTTTGATTCAATATTAAATAAAGATAAAGTTAATGACAAGTATTTTAAAAACTATTATATTTCTTGCAATTTTATTTTTGCAAAATGTTCTGATATTAAGGCTATAAAGTTTCCTTCATATCATAGATTTCCATTTGAAGAACCAGAACAATCTATAGCGGTGTATTGCCAAAATTATGATGTGGTTGCTCCATATGCTGAAAATATAGTTCACTATGCTGGTAACGATGCTAAATACTCATTTCCATATGATGAAAGATGGTGGAAGTTTGTTGGAACTGATCGCAATGATCCAAATCATTGGACCAGAATATGGGTTTTAGATGATGACGAAATGACAAAAGAAGTTAAAAAATTAATGATAATGGGTAAAAATAAATATTTTAATATTTTAAACTATACAAGAAGTATTATAGATTTTTATAATGAAATAGATATGGAAGAAAATTATTGGAAAATAAGAAAGAGTATTATTAATAGCAAGACATATTCATAATGGAAAAAGTTAGATTTGGTTTTATCGGTGCAGGTTTAATTGCTAAGATAGGTCTTTATCCAGCAATGCAAGATTCTTCTGTTGTTACAATTAGTGGTGTTGCAAGTAGAGATTTAAAAAGAGCAGAAGCACTTTCTCCTACAGGAAAAATTTATGATAACTATCAAGACTTGATTGATGATCCTGAAATTGAAGCAGTTTATATTTCTTTACCAAACTCTTTGCATATTCCTTGGTCAATAAAGGCCATGCAGGCAGGAAAACATGTTTTGTGTGAAAAACCAATAGCAATGAATGCTCAAGAACTAAAGGAAGCCATCAAGGTTTCTGAATCAACAGGAAAATTGTTAATGGAAGCAAGTTGGAATAGATGGCATCCTCGAACTGTGAGAATTAAAGAACTTATTGATTTGGGGGTAATTGGTCAAATAACCAGCATTGATACGTGTGCCACCTACTCTCAACTTAATGATATTAATAAGATTAGAACAACCCCTGAATTAGGTGGTGGAAGTCTTTATGACCTTGGGCCTTACTCTGCAGTTGCACCTTTATGGATAACTGATTTTGCTCCTGTCAAAGATATCACAACAAAGGTCCTCTGGCATCCAGATGGTTGTGATGAAACGCTAATAATCAATTACAGAATTAATGATATAGATTGCAGAACTGTTACCTCTATGAATGTTAAACAAACGGACTATTTAACAATTACTGGAACAGAGGGTAAAATATATACAGCAGGAAATGATGCTTATTTTTCTTACAATAATGTGAGTAACTTGATTATTGAAGATAATTATGGTAAAATAGTAATAGAAGAATTTGAGGCTTGCGATCCTTATAAAATAATGGCAGAACAATTTGCTGATTATATTAGAGGAGAAAAATCTTTTGTATTGCCAGTCTCTGAATCACTTAGATTTGCAGAGTTCTTTGATGAGATAAGGAATAAGATTTATGAAAAAAGAATCTAGAAAAAGAAGTTTATATAAAAGTTTTAGTTGGCCTATCGTACACATAGGTTTTGTTAGTACGTTAGTATATTTTTTTGAAAAAGCAATAACTGGTCAAGCACACTGGGAATATGCTGGATCATTTGCAATAATCTATACAGCCTGTGAAATGGTTGGATTTTTCTTACATGAAAGAGCCTGGTCAAGGTTTGGTAAAAAGGTGGATTAATGCCCATCTATGAATATATATGTAAAAAATGTCAAACAGAATACGTAAAAGTTCGCTCAATTAGGGAAAACGATCCAGGGTACGATTGTGAAAAATGCAACGTATCCCTGGTTCGAAAGTATGATTCTGTAGCCAGTGTATTTAATGGTGATGGATTTTATTCAACAGATAAAAGAAAAAAATAATACAGTAGACAAAATTCGCGGTATATGATAGAATTGATACAACTACTAAACAAAGGTATAATTATGTTAATGACTACAACAGCCTCTGATAAAAAAGAATATCTATTGACATTAAATGATAGATGTGATAGGTGTAATGCACAAGCCTACGTAAAGGCCATAGGCCTAGATGGGGACCTATTGTTTTGTGCACATCATTATAATAAAATTGTAGATAATGCTGTTGGGTATGATAAAATTATGAAGTTTGCTATTAATATTATAGACGAGAGAGATAAATTGGTTGAGAATAAACTGAAAGGTCAAGACTAAAAATGCGGACTGTTCATTTTTTTGGCTTAGATGCAGAAACTAGAAATCAAGTTGCAAAAGGTTTTTCAGATAAGATGGGTGGGTTTTTTTGTACAGATAGAGAATTGCCTACTGCAAGTACGGAGTCTCCGTTTGCAAGATGGTTGAGAACTATTGGCACGGTAGCATCAAGAAATAATGTTGAACTTTATGTACCAAGTGGATATTTTCCAACACTAGAAGCAAGAGTACAATTTAGAGATAACCCAGATCAATATGCAAACACAATGAGTGTTTGGGTAGATACAGTTGATGAAGCGGATGCCCTTCCTCCAATTCCAGTTCCAAATGCTCCATCTGATTTTAAGTGGGAAAAGCCATCTGAAGACGAGTATCATTTTGTAATAACAAAGTCCATGGGTTCTATAGATAGCATGATTGCACAAGTTGTTTTGCAATACGATAGGCATTTTAGTTAAAATGATAATTCAATTTATAGGACTACCTGGTTCTGGGGCAACTGAAATTGCAGATGCAGTAAGAGATAGAATTAATGGCATACACTTAGATAAAGAAACGTTTACTAGTTTTTTGTCAGGTCCTAATGAATTAATATACTATCACAAACTAGGACAATTGGCTAGAATTTTAGAATCTAAACAGGATAAGCCAGTAATAGTAGATGCTGTATTTAATATAAATCAGTATAGAGATATATTTGGAAAAGCAGATAGAATAATTTGGGTAGATACGAAAGAAAATACTTCTGCAAGAGCATGGGAAGATCCAGCAGTATTTCATCACAGAATCGTAAACACTGGTGATGCACATGAAGATGCCTTACCAACTAGGGCAATAAACGTTATTAGAAAATTAGGTTTGTTTGATTGGAAAGAAGACACTACCTTGATGATAGATACCTATCAAAAATGGAATGAAACAGACTGTGGAGAGTACGTTGATAATTTGTCAACAAATACACAAGTAGTTGTAGGTGTTAAACATGTTTCTGGAATGACAGAAAACGATTTGTTACATTTTGAACAAGTTACTAAAGCAATTAAACATGATTTTCCAAATGCTAAAATAATTAAAATGCCTAATGTTAAAAGTATTTTTCATAATGATAGAAGCAGTTTTAAAATAGAAAAAACAGGAGAAAACAATGAATAAGAATCACAATAAAGTTTTAGTTGTATTGTGTGCAATAGCACTATGTTTTAATACTATATCTGCTAATGCTGCAGATAAAAAATATAAAGATGCATTGTCAGCATTAAATACTTTAAAGGTTGCTGATGAAGTTCGTACAGGATATAAAAGAGAACAGTTTAAGCATTGGGTTGGGGTAGGAAACGGTTGTGATTCTAGAAAAGCAGTTATTATTTCAGAAGCAACTGTAAAGCCAACTGTTGACAAGAAGTGTGCAATTGCTGGCGGTAAATGGTTAAGTATATACGATAATGTAACTGTAACTGAAGCAGGTAAACTTGATGTTGATCATATGGTTCCTTTAGCAGAGGCATGGGATTCTGGTGCACAGGCATGGGATGCAAAAAAACGTGAAGTTTATGCAAATGATCAGATAGATCCACGTCATTTAATTGCGGTAACAGGTGCATCCAATAGATCAAAATCAGATAGAGATCCAGCAGATTGGTTACCAACAAATAAGGCATACGTCTGTGAATATTTAACTAACTGGGTATCAGTTAAAGTTAGATGGTCACTTTCTGTTGATAAAAAAGAAAAAAGTGCAATTGCAAACAGTTTAAAGTCTTGTAAGAAAACCTCATTTTCTGTAACAATTATTAAGTAGGGATTAACAATGACTGAAAATAATGATGACATTATTGCTAATTTAATTTTAACTGGTGCGTTAGAGGTGGCTGGTATGGACATAGAAACTGGAGAGCCATTATATAACTTTACTTCAAAATTAGAATATGTTAATCCAGAACTTCATAGTGAGATGGCAACATATTTTACTAGAGAAACAATGGCATTGTGGCAACACGGATTTATAGCAATGGATGTAACACAAAAAGAACCAACAATAAACTTACTGCCAAAAGCATTTAATAAAGAAGAAGTTGAAAAATTAAAAGAAAATAATAAATATACATTAAAAGAAATAATTAGAATTATTATGGAAAAAGAATAAAATAAATGGAATTTTTATTAGGAGCAGTAACAACAACTCTTGTATTGTTTTTATCTGTTTTATTTTTAATGAATAAAAGAAATAAACGCGAGGCTTTTTTTTTAATAAGATATAGTCAAAGCCACATACATAAAATTTTAGCACCTATACTTCCACAGGTAGATCAAATAACAAAGATGGCTCCTAAAAATAATCAATCAGCCAAACATCTTAAGAGCGTTAATATAAGGATATTGATTATAGACGGCAAGGCATATTGGACTAAAAATAATGTGTTTTATGTGTCTGAAATTATTGACGGTAACGTAGATAAAATTAATGCTAAAGTAGTTGACACAATGGGTATGAGTAAGGTAGAATTAGATAAGATGCTTTTTATCATAGATCAACTTAGAAAGGGTGAATAGGCATGATAGTCGCAGTTCAAGGCAGTAAAGGTTTTGATGACTACAGCATATTCATTAGGGCTATGGGGGTAGCACTAACTTCTTTGCCAGAAGATGATGATAAGTTTCATATTTATTCAGCAGGTCCTGCAAAAGTTAATTCTATGGTTTCAGAGTTTTCAAATTTATCTGAAAGAGGACTAAGAGCAAGGGGCAAAAAGATTAAGTTCTTTAAAGTTGCACCTACTTGGCTAAAAGAAAATTTTGATTCAGTTGGTTACTTTGCTTATTTAAGTACACCACAGGATCAACCTTCTGCATTAGTTGCAGAAGCAGAACTTCACAACGTTGAAGTTGGAATATTCCGCTACTAGAGAAAGAAAACAATGTTACAACACAAGCACATATTAATTAATGCCAAAGTAAAGAATCCATTAAAGACTCCAGAAGATGGCGTTGGGTTTTTAACAAGATTAGTTTATGCAATACAAATGAAAATTATTAAAGGACCGTTTGCTTCTTATGTTGAAGCAGAAGGAAATCGTGGCTTAACAGCAATAGTAATGATTGAAACATCTCATATCGCATTTCATATTTGGGATGAAAAAGATCCTGCAATGTTACAATTTGATTTATACACATGTGGAGAATTAGATAAAGATATTATTCTTGAACACATAAATAGAGAAATGCAAATAGAATCAATGGACTGGGTTTTGTTTGACAGAGAAGATGGGTTTAAGGCAATTGATAGTGGTGCAAAATGATAATTGATAAACTAGAAACTATGGAATCAATTGTTGCAAATAATAAAAAACTATCTTGGGATGGTTGGGATGTAATAGAACTGACGCAATCAGATAAAGGACGTCTATCTACTACTGGTGCTTTTGTAAATGGAGCATGGTATATTAAAAAAATATTTTCACCATCAAGAGATGGTTGGAATATGCCAACTAAATATGTAGGTTAATATGAAAAAACATGAATGGAAAGATAAGGCATCGTGTTATAAATATGATACTAATATTTTTTTTGAAAAATATGAAAATGATTTAATGCTTAGGCCAGCCATAGACAAACTATGCTTAGAGTGTCCTGTCATGAAAGAATGTTTTTCTGTTGGTATTACTCAAAAAGAATGGGGAGTTTGGGGCGGTATTTATCTTGAGCAAGGAGAAATATCTAGAGAGTTTAATAAACACAAAACAAAACCAATCTGGGCAAACATTTGGCAAACACTTACTATGGGATCAGGTAAGACATGATTTTAAACAAAGAAGAGTTTTTTGAATTTATAAATAAAGAAAATCTTTTTATTTATAATAACTCAACTTATAAAAACTACAATTTAGGAAATAAAGTTGAAATTGATAAACAAATTTCTGAAAATTGTGATGTGCACTATTTTAAAGAAGACACTGTCGCATATTTTAAAATGTCTAATTCTTTTTATCATTTTTATATTGACGAAGTTGCATTTATATTTAATTTATTTAAAAAAGATCCAACATGTTTATTTTTAATAGAGGTAGATCAAGATCAGTATGAGTCAGGTCATTTAGGACAGCCTTACCTTAGAGATTTTTTTAATATTTTAAAAGATTTTAAAATAAAATATAAAATTATTTATAATAAAAATAATAAAAAGATTGCAATATTTAGCAAGGCTACCTATGTTAGAACAGTCGAACATGGTAAATATAAAATATTAATTGATGATTTAGTAGAAACACTTTCTGCATATATTAATAAAGATGGTTTACCTCCAAATAAAAAAGTTTATTTGAGTAGATCAATGGTGTTAGAAAGAGATAACTTTTTAGAGATGAACACTCCTAAAAATGGATCTTTGCCATTAAAGTTTAAAACAGACAAACGAATTAATGATGAAAGTTTGATAGAAACTTTTTTTAAAGAACATGGTTTTGAAATAGTTTATCCTGAAAAGTTTGAATCTTTATTTGATCAAATAAATTTTATGAGTAAGGTTAAATTATTAATATCAGCAAGTGGTTCTGGATTAACTAACTGTGTGCTTATGCAAAAAAATCAAAAAGTTATTGAACTAATGACCACTATAGCAACTAACGGAAACGATCAGGTCATGTCTTTTTATCTTGAATTATCTGTTGTTATGAATCATCAATATATAAGCATTCCTCACTCTAGAGATCCAGAAGAAATTATTAAATCTTTTAAAAATAATAAATATCTTATGGAGTTAATAAGTGAGTAAGATAAATATAATTATACCCATGTTGGGCTTAGGTCAAAGATTTAAAGATCAAACCAATGTTCCAAAACCATTGATACAGGTTGACGAAAAAACACTTATAGAACATGCAATTGAATCTTTAAATATTAAAGGAAGGTATATTTTTATAACAAGAAATTATGACAATCAAGAGTATAATAAAAAACTTACAGATATATTTAACAAACTTTGTACAGATTATGTAGAGATAAGATCAGACAAAAGCACAAGCGGGCCTACCGAAACATGTTTGCTTGCTCTTGAACATATAGACCAATACAATCCTTTAATTATTACAAATTGTGACCAACTTATGAAATGGAATTCACAATTGTTTTTAGATGAAATAGCAGATAAAGATCCAGATGCCGCATTGGTTTTACATAAATCAACTAATGAAAAACATAGTTTTGCAAAAATTAAAAATAATCGTATAATTCAAGTAAAGGAAAAAAAAGCAATTAGTGATGATTGTTTAATGGGAATACATTATTGGAAGTATGGCAAGTTATTTATTGATTCTGGTAACATGTTGGTTAAAAATTTTAAACAAAATAATATCTTAGAAACATATATATCAGAAACTTATAACTACTTAATTGAAAATCAAATTGATATTCTTCCATTTTATATTAAAAATGAAGAGTTTATTTGCTTAGGAACACCAGAAGATATTGATATATATAATAAAAGAGAGTTGAGATAATAAAAATATGAAAACATATAAAATAGATGATATGATCCGTGGTTGGTTTATTGGAAATTTTGAACCAAACGCTTTTAAAACATCTGATGTTGAAGTTGGTTTTAGGATACATAAAAAAGATGAACAGTATGAACTACACTATCAAACAAAAGTTGTTGAAGTTAATTTATTAGTACATGGCAAAATGATCATGCATGGAAAAGAATTAAACTCTGGAGACATTTTTATTATTTATCCATATGAAATTTCTGATCAACAATTTTTAGAAGATTGTGAAATTGTTTGTATAAAACTTCCTGGGATTGTAAATGATAAAATTGTTGTAGAAAAACAATGATAAAAATATCACACCGTGGTAATCTATATGGACCTGATTTAGATAAAGAAAATACTGTAGATAGTATTTTTAATGCAATAAATAAAAATTATGAGGTAGAGATAGATGTTTGGGTTATAGGTGGTTTTCTATATTTTGGACATGATATGCCTGAACATAAGGTAGATTTAAAAATTATTGATGATATAGGGCTTAATGGTTGGTTTCATTGTAAAAATTTAGAATCTTTGACTTTCTTTAAGGAAAATTTATCAAATTGTAAATTTTTTTGGCATCAAACAGATGACTTTACATTAACAAGCAATAATTACATTTGGACATACCCTGAAAAAGATATATTAAAACAATCTATTATTGTTCATTTAGAAAGGCCAACGCAAGAATACCTTGATAATTTTAATGGATACGGTATCTGTAGCGACTATATTGGATACTTATGATATACTTTTATAAGGAAAAAAATGTATACTGACAATATGAAAAGGGCTTTTCGTTCTATTACTGCACCTAAAAACTTTGGTGTGCAGATCATAGATAATGATAATTTTTTGTCTGTTAAACTGGATCCTAAGTCTTTGGCCAGGTTGGATCATGATGGAAAGATAGCAGCAGTTGAGTATATAATTAAAGTTAAAAAAACATTAGAGCAAAATGGTGCTATTGTTTTATTGACAAGAGAGGCTATAAAAGATGCAAAATAGTTGGTTAATATTTTTATTAATTTTTACTACAGCGTTGTCTATAGTAACAGTACTAAAAAATTTATGGTTAAAATTTCAATACTCTGACTCTTTAAACAAAATGCTTCAGATGCAAATAGACTCAACTACAACTAATGGTTTTTTACTTGATAAATTAAAAAATAAAGACAAAGAGGATTCTGTAAAAACAGACGTTCAAGAAGGTTTTATAAACTTTCTTAATCAATCGAGAGAGTCTGCTTTTGAATATATAGAAAATGTACAAAACACTCTTGGTAATGTAGTAACAGAATTAGGTCCAATTGTAGAATTTCATGATAAGTATGGTGCTATTTTTGATACTGATACTAGAAATCAGATGCAGGTTGTATCTAAATCATTTCATGAATTAAAGAAGTTAATTCCAGAGGAGGTGGATCTTGATAAGGCTTAAAGACCAAACAGAGGTAGCGTGGAATGCTTTTAAGGTGTGTGAAGAATATTCATGTAAAGAAGAAGCAACACGAATATTTAATGATTATCCACGAGAATTAAACTTGTGTGATTTACACATGGATCAATTAAAAAGAAAGATGTTTATATCATGACCAATAGTCAAGAGGTAAACTTTATTCCATCTAGCCAGGATGTAGAGTTTATGACCCCAAGACCACAGTCTGCAAAAAACTATTTGCCAAAATGGTTTAAGGATATGCCTACTCTTCAACCAACTTTAAGAGGTAATAGGGACGACGGTACAGCAAAGAAATGTCCACCATTCTTAGATGCATTAACTTCAGGGTATACACAAGAATTAATATGTGATGTTGAAATAATTAATCTTGGTGTTGATCCAAATACAGGTAATGATATTGTAAATTATAAGTGGGCTGGTCCAATTAAACCATTGTCTACAAGAGCACAAGACACTGATTCTAGAAGAGTGTTTCCTAACTTTGATGGCTACTATACTAACGAATTTCATTGGATAACTCAGTGGGAACCTCAGACTCCAGCGGGGTATAGCACATTATACTTTCATCCAGCAAACAGATTAGATCTACCATTTTTAACAATGAATGGTATTATAGACACAGACAAATGGTCAGTTAATGGGCCAATACCTTTTATGGTAAAGAAAGGGTTTGAAGGTTTGATACCTGCTGGAACTCCAATATATCAAATGATATTTATTAAAAGAGAAGATTGGACTTCTCAAGAATTAGAGTATAATGATAAACAATTTAAAAAAATGTCTTACGGTATTAAAAAGGTAATGGAAAATGGATACAAAAAAAACTTTTGGTCCAAAAAAAATTACTCATAGGTTTGAGCATATTAAATGCTCAAAGAAAAAGGAGAAATAAAAATGAATAAAGAACAATTAAAGGCCGCTCTTGCATCATACGGACGCTCTGTCCTAGGTGCTGGACTAGCATTGTACATGACAGGCGTAACAGATCCAAAAGATCTAGCATATGCTCTATTGGCAGCGATTGCCCCAGTAGCATTACGTGCAATTAATCCAAGCGATACAGCATTTGGAAGACTTCCAGATGTAGCAGAAGTTGAAAAAGCAGCGAAATCTGCAAAAAAACCTGCTAAAAAATAAACAGGTGTAATTAGAGACAGGTGGTTTTAATTAACTGCCTGTCTCATTAAACAATATACCAACAGCAGTATTTGAATATGGTAAATCTTCATAGTTAACATTGTCTTCAATATCAAATCTAAACCAAGATAACATTGTATATCGATTTCCAGATTCTACTCCAGTCACTCCGTGTTTAAACTTTCCAGGAAACATCACCAAGTCACCAGCACTTGGTTTAATTTTTTTATTAATGTGTGGAAAAAATATTTCTCCACCAACATAGTCTTCATTTAAATAGCATATTGCTGCTAAGTTATATCTATAATAGCCATTATGCATTGCTGGATTGCCATCTGGTCCTTCACAATCAGCATGAACTGGAAGAGGAGAGTTTTGTTCTAAATCCCAATTTACCAAATGAGTTGGAATTAGCACGTTTTCATCAAATTTAACATCATACTTATCTGTATAGTTTTTACATATTAAACTATATATATCTTTTTCTGATTTTTTTAGTATATTGAGGACATCTTGGTTATCTATATCTAATCTGTCTATAGGACCTTTAGTTTTATATTCTTTAATCCAGTTTGTTATATAGTCAAGTTTATCCTTAGTCAAAAAATTAGGGACAACAACAACCCTATCTTCAGAATATCCTATTTTGTCAAATTGCTCTACATATTTGTCATATATCATTAAACAAGTATATCACTAAGAGGGTGGTACAATAGTAGACATGAAAGGTGAGCCAATGGATTCAGAAGATGTAAACAAACAAGCACCATGTTGGGATGGGTATGTACAACGTGGTATGAAACCAGGAGCAAATGGTAAACCAGTTCCTAATTGTGTACCTGCAGCAAAAGCAGATGATCTTTGGGAAGATGATGACACAGTTGTTTATGAAACAGATAACTTATCAAAAGCAGAAGGTTACTCACCACCAGCAGGAGTAAGATCAGCAGCACGTAGAGCAATTAAATACAAAGAAAATGGTAAAGCAAAAGGTGCTGGTACATCAGTTGGTTGGACTCGTGCAGGTCAACTTGCTAGAGGAGAGTCAATATCTTTAAGCACAGTTAAACGTATGTACTCTTATTTTTCAAGACACGAAGTAGATAAAAAAGGTAAAGACTTTAATAATGCAACAGATCCTTCTAACGGAAAGATTATGTGGTTAGCATGGGGTGGAGATGCTGGTTTTGCATGGTCAAGAGGAATAGTTAATCGTGAAAAAGATAAAGCATTATTTGCTGATTTTGGAAAAGATTACACTAAATCAAATAGAATAATCTTGTCATGAACATATTTTATTTTTGGCATTCATTGGTTATTGGTTTATTAATGATATCCTCATTTTTTTGGGGCAGATCTTATCAGAAAGAAAAAATCAATGAGCAATAACAGATTAAGAAAAAACAGAAAGAAAAAATACGCACACAATCAAATTCAAATAAAAGATGGTTGGATTGTTCGTGTCAGAAAAGATGGAACAATTAGAGAAAAGTTTTCAAGATACGTTGCTAACCACAAAAAAGAAAGTTAAACTATTTCAGTATTTCCATGAGTTAAAATTTGTCTCATTGTATTAAACACTTCTGATTCTTGCAGAGCATTTTCAAAAAATTTTAAATCATTTAAAAATACAATGCCATGTCCTATTTCATACATTAAAGGTATATTATTATTTTTAGTATAATTTATAACATATGATAAATACTTAGCAGAATAGTCTTGACCCATAGCACTAAGAATTAAAAAATCTCTACCCTTAAAACTATATGAAGATACTATAATATTAGAATATTCTGGCTTCATCCATATTGGAACATCATCATACTTTAACCACATACATTTATATGTTTTACACGGATCGTTTGGTCTATCTTTATATATGCCACATTTTTTTTCAGTTAAATTTAAAAAATGACAAGGCTTTCCATTACCATATATGTGACCAAAAATATCTCCACCAACACTAGTTGTTCCATCACAACATTTTGTACACGTTCCACATTGTTTGGCCATTACCAACCACCACCACAAATTTCTTTATAATGATGTTTTGTTGTCTTTCTGATAGTTTTTTTAGTAGGAGCGTACATATCTGTAAAACAAGATGGGCATTGATAATACCATTCTTTACTAAAATAATCATATATAAAACCTTTAAGACTTTTATTTTTGTTCATCACAAATTCTTCAAAAGGATACAACACGTCATTTGGAACCATATATCTAGTATACCAATCAGTAGTCAAAAAGTAAAGAGCAGTTTCCAGACATGCTCAGGTCCCTCTAGTTAATATTAAATAACTATGAGTCTATTTTACCTGAATTTGTTTAGGTCTTTTATCTTCTGGTACGATTCTTTCAATCTTAACAGTTAATAATCCGTCAACCAATTCAGCATTAGTTACTTCCATATATTCACCCAGTGCAAAAATGCGGGTAAATTTACGAGAACTGATTCCCTTATGGACAGTTTGAGAACCGTCAGTGCTGTCTTTCTTTTCACCTTTAATGATGAGTGAGCCGTTATCTACAGTTACCTCAATATCATCTTTGG